GGTTCATTGTCCGTTGTTCGAACTAAAGATTCCATCTTGAGAAGTCAAGCTCGATCATGAGAGTTTTCTTCTTTTGGCTGTCTCCGGACCCTGTAAGCTTGAGGAATCTTTGTAGCAATTGGGTCTTAGAATCAGTCATCGACTGTTCCGGGATATAAGAGAAAATCCCTTCTGCTAGGTTCTGCTCAGTCAGTACGAAGAAGGATCTCATCTCAAGTACCATCATCGAGAATGTGCGTGGTTCGAGTTTCATCTCTCGCTCTTTGGGACACACTGTCACGATACGCCAATCAAACGGAATATCTCTAGCAGAGATCCGTTCGCATATAGCCTTCATGTCTAAAGAAGTCCTTGATAGAAGCTCCTCGAGAACCCGGGTGCTGGACGTGGCCTTGATCGGGTTGAAGGGCAGACGGCCTTTCCATGAATTGTCTATCTCCGATCGCTTGTATGAGATAGCTGTGTCTGATATGAGAGACAAAATGTCCTTCCCGTAGTCGAATTCTAGATGGGGAGCAAACGTGGCGTAGTCCCAATCTGAGGCATCATACAGCCCAAGACCGAGGGGGAGAGAAGGATGATTACTGTCATGCAACTCCTGCAGTTTACTTCGTTTCCCCTCGGGAAGGTTAAATATAAGAGGAGGCCATCTGGCCTTTTTCCTGATATACCCCCGGGTGTAGGTATGGCAGAAGCTCCACTCCAACTGCTTCACGGCCGAAGGAGAGATAGTCCTATTTGCCTGAGCTAAGGCCTTAGAGGATTCGCACCCTCGGACTGGATCTATGTAAGGATGCCCCAGTAACTTAAGGAAGGAGAATACTTCCCCTAACTCGTCTGGATTGTCGATTGATCGCACCAACTTCCAGAGGGAATCAATACCCTCTTCCTTCTTTAGGTTGGTGGACTGATACCATAAACGTGCTTTACCTCGATACTTCCTTATCATGTTGACGATTTGGGGCGTGGGATCTAACACTTCTTCACTAAGTTGGATAAGCCGTAACTTAACTAACCCCTCTAACCCTTTTATCGTCTCGTAACCCTCTTCACCCATGATTTTCAAGAGATTCAGACCCCAACGGGTGAATTCGAGCAGGTGGGGACATAGACTACTCTTTTCCGGGGTTGAGTGGAAGTACAAATGCAGGAGCCAGTGACTCATGGCAGCATCCTTAATCATGAGGAGGGCGTCGTGTGAGAAGATCACCCATCGAGGCCCGATTTGCACTACGGTCACTTGCCGGTTTGTGTAATATCCTGGGCCTTGTACCCAATTAGAATATCTGCATTTCCGGGTAGTCAATGAAACAATATGATCCCAGTAGGCAGCTGTGAGATAAGATGTCAGAACACAGTCACTATCTAGAGGATCCTTCACCGGAGGGGGAAGAGGTGGGAGAGACTGGTCGTCGTTCCCCGGTGGGATGAGACCCTCTTGGAGAGATTTTTGGATCTCCTTTATCGACTGCACACTTGGACTCAAGGAATCCCGTGCATCCTGCTGAGAAAGACCAGGAGGGACGAGTGTCAGTGCATCTCCTGTCAAGCGTGCAGTGTGAGGGACTAGGTCGACAAGGATCTCCTTTGCGCCATCTACTGCCAGAAAGCTTCGTCCAAGTTTCTCTGCTAATGTGAGACGACTCTTGCTTCCGTGGCTCCGATGGGTAGCTCTCGGTTCATCAAGAGTTGGTTGTTGGAGAAGTGAGAGTAAGAAGGGAGAATAGAGGTGATCCGTGAGGGGAGAAGAGAGCGTTGTTTCAGCGATGGAAGGCATGGTGTTGTAGGCAAATTGAGATATTATTTTTTCTCATTTTTACTTACTAGAGTTCCACTGCAGCAGTCCGTGTCTGATAGTAGTATGGTACGTCACAAATGTCGCCTCACCCAAGAAAATCTTGGCCCTCTGACCGTTACCTCGCTGGCCTGAGATGATGATTTAGGAAGAGGAGGGGCTGGGCCACGCATCAGTGTATTATCTCCCATGGCAAGACGGATACCTTGTTCTACAACCTGAGACGAGGCAGCATGAGTGAATGATTGCTTAACATTGAGGATTCTCTTCTCGAGAGGTGAGCATGTAGATACCTCTACCCGCTGAACGAAGACAGGCAAATGAGGTGTGATACTAATCATCTCATAAACTTTGCCTGGACAGGGCAACCCATACTCGTCCACACTGAACGGAACAAATTTAACCATCGGGACAACTAAAGTTGAGTCGCCCCAGATCAGGGTAATCATTCTGTACAGTGCTTCTGTTGCGTCCTGACTCAAAGCTAACCCCCTTAACGGGGACTGCCCCACGCATAAAGCTAACTGTAGATCCCGAGCTAGATCCGGCGACAGCAGTTGAGTCAGTTGCACGACGGCCACCCACGTCGGTCTCTCCACCTCTACTGTATTTATCGTAACTTCAGGGAGGTCGGATCCTACGTACAATTGTCCGAAGTCTTCAGGGGTCTGACGGGCCCTCTCAGGAGGAGGTTCAGGAGGGCTAGAGAGATGACTACATGACGCTAAAGACTGAGTGACTCTCAGAGGACTTTCAATGGAAAAAGTTCTAGGAGGATCAGAACTCTTCGAGTAGGGCTCAGTGGACATATTTCCCCTCGTGAGCCGAGCCGTTCGCGTTTGAATAGACCCCATAACTGGTTTCTAGATTCAGGTTAGGGATCACAAGGTTTGTCTGCCGATCGTTATCGGTTATAGCTTTATACCAGTCAGTGTTGAGATATATGAGTATTTTCTCGTTTTTACTTACTACCGTGATAAGGAAAATCACCTAGATTCGGTTCTCATGGATTAAGTGGTCTTCTTTAGCTCAGTTGTAGTGAGGAATTGTTCAAGTAACCGAGATTGACGTTCTAGGAGAGCAGCTTGCTGTTGGGAGGCTTGGAGTAGAGACGCGAGTTGTGTTTCTACATTATTCAACCGAGCTTCAACAGACCCTGTAGACATCGTACTCCGGATGGATCCAACTTCTGATGGGGGTCGACTAGTTCTCTCGATTATCCCACCGACCGTAGGACGACCGGAAGAAGATCGACGAGACGCGTTCCATTGAGAATAAGTCTGCATTATGACAGCATACAAATTGCACATGATATTAGAGATTGTTTTCTCGTTTTTACTTACTCGGGACCTTGGACACAGTATCAAATGAAAGGAGGGTGGTTTACCTAATAACGGTAAACAGGTAAAGAGTTGATATACTGAAGTGTCCAATCCTTACGCGGGATTGCTTTGGTTATAGGTTGAAGAGACAACCCTTTGTCCTTCAGTAATCGGTTGAGAGTCCGAACTTGAATAGTCTTATTTGGCGAGTACGTCGGCAGTTCTGTTACTCCTCCGAACGTTGCAGTTGTGGTGGTAGCTTGCTTCGCTGCAACTGTCGTGCTCACTCCAGGAGTACTCTGGACCGGAGGCTTGGAATAACTCGGCGGTAGCTGGACGCTTACTGGTCTCGACCCACTTAAGTTCATTTTCTTCTCTAGTATAGTCAGCCGTGTCTCGATACGAGTAAGGAGATCATGAGTACTCCTCATCTGGGCCTCGGTATACTTTCTTACCTCATCAAATTGCTTCTCAGCGTATGTCCGGAACATATTAAGTTCTGCTCTGACCGATCCTGCATCTGAAGGACGTTCTTCTTGAGGAACAGGGTCCTCATACAGGCTACCGGCCTCGAGTAACTCATCTCCTGCATCCAGGTCGATCAACGATTGATGATCAGACGGACGAACTGTACCAACCCACTCTCTTACACTATCCGGGTTATGAGCGATCTTGGCTGAGGCTGAAATTCTTCGGGCCGTCTTCCTCTCAGGAGGGACCCTAGCTGACTGTAAGGAGACAGCGATCTCGTCGACAGGCGGCAGGATATTAGTGCCTTTTGTACCTTCCTCGAACAAGGCCGACTCATCCTCGATTCTGCCTCCTGTGACAGGCGGTACTGCCTCCGGCATTGTAGGCTTACTCAACGATTTTGTAGATACCTCTATATTCATGGCTGATTGCAGCTCAGACAAGACCTTAGCTGGATCCTGAATAGTCTGAGCAGTTGCCTTCTCCATGACACGTGAGTCGGTAAGAGATTGTATAGTGTTATATTTTCTCATTTTTAATTAATCGAAGTGGACGGTATCTGTCTTCACAGTGATCATTATGGGAAAACAAAGCCGGTGACATTTTACAAGATCTGGACTTGAGTAGATGGGGGAGTAACTTCGGGCGCAGGCCTAGGATCGACATCCTGAATGCCCAAGAGGGCTACAAGATCTGCCATTCCAGTGTTGATGGGGACATCTGGATCTCTTGCAACTACTCGACGAATGAGATCCTCGTATCTTTCTTTGTTGTAGACATAGTCCCGGAAGGTCTTCTCCACTTCCTCGTAATAGTGTCCTGCTACGGCTATAAGAGGTCGTATTTCTGATGTAACAAAGAGATACTGTGACTGGTCAACCAGAAGGCGGTGGTATGGCCTAAGATCAGCAGGGACGGCTTGAAATCTAGCGAGATCTGCAGCAAACACTTGGTAGTAGGGAATAAGTTCAGGTAACTTTGCCGTCCAAGGCCTGGATCTCAACAGATTTGTCACTGCTCCGAGATGCGTCATTCCCACGTTCTTGAGTAAGGCGAACATAACCCGGAATGGGTCGACGTTCGGAGGGGAGAACATTCTACTTCTATCGAGACTGATGAAGAAACATGTTATCAGGTATCGGAGTTGAGGAAACAACCCGAAGCCTGCGTTCACTTGATCAAGGGCCTCCAAATCAGGACCATAGATCCCTCCAGGGAACAGGAATATTTCTGAATCATCCAGCTTATACTTTCCAATAAGAGAGTTCGGTCGAGCTACTTCGTAAGCGTTCTGAGCGCCCTCTCCGGCCGGTTTCGCGTATGTCATGAAAGCCACGGCCGCAGCAGCATAGAGGGACTGTGGGTTTGATACAGCCATACTTTCTGGGACAAGCCCCGACATAGCCCACTCATCATCATCTTGCCCGTTAGGGTGATGGCCATCAGTTAGAGACTCCACCATTCTTGCGGTATCCACCCGAGTAATATGAATAGGTGCTTTCGCATCTACGAGATATTTCGCGAGTTCAGGGATACAAGTGAGGATAATAGTCATCATCTTTGAGACAGCAATATGTGCTGTCAGGCTCCTTCGCTGAAACGAAGATATGAACGCCGCAGCTACTACGACTCTATCATCCTCGCTACTGCCGGGAAGAGGTAGATAAACAGTCAAAACTGGTGTTGTAAGAACAGGCGCTTGCGGGATGGTAAAAGATGCCATTTCTAGAGAGAAGCAACTATGTGTATTTTCTCATGTTTAATAATAACGATCGGTTAGCGCAAGCTACCCCCAGACGGAGCAATAGGAACGAAC